CGATCAGTAGCCGCCGTTAAATCGAAAGACCAGCGCGCTTCCGGGGAGTCTTGAAGAAGTCTCAACGGGGCAGCTTGGTCTCATGTACCATCTTGAGGTATAAATTTTAGAACCTCGAAGATAGCGTCATGAAGGCCAGAAAGTAAAGACTGTGTCCAACCATCAGTGATGGCGAAGACACGAACTTTACCCGCTGCCTCAACCTTTTCATGGAGCTTACCTAATACAGGTAAAACTCCCGGTTTCAACTCGAGGGCACTAACCTTGTCCATTTCCATTTGAAGGGCGTCACTCAGATGAGTGTTTGCCGAAAGCTCTGCGTACGCCATAAAGGCCTCGCGAGGTTCATTATTTTTAGTGAACGCAAACGCATCAAGTGATAGTCCTAAAACGGAAGGATTATAGTTAGGTCCAGCTGAGTTAAGAGCCAGAAAGCTCGAAGGCTTTAAATGAAACCTTTTGGGTAACATTTTAAGCACTCTATTAAGCTCTCAGACTGGCATCGTCATGCTTGCCCCTGTAAAAGGGGCGACGATCGTCTCAAGCTTAAGAGTTGAACGAACTTTCATGATTGGAAGACGGACAAGACCGATAAGACCGCCCTAATTGTAACCGGGTCTGCAGACCGTATTAAAGTCCGCAGTTCCCCAGGTACCAATTTAGGTAGGCCCCCGGAAATCCCTAAGCACACACCTTGTGAGATGTGTACCGGATTACCAGCCACATATCGATGAATGAGCCGTACCGATTCCTTCAAATACATTACTGTAAATAAAGGTCCGGACAAAGTTCACAACGATTTAACGCGTTGAAGCAATATGTAGTAGGCACCCGGAGACTCAACACTGAGGACCCAGATTATCACTCGAAGTCATCTCTCCAGCATTTTAAAGCTGATAAAGAGACTAGGGCGATTATATCGTGATCTCATGTTGTTTCTCATTAGTTCCATTAGTTTGCATCCTTTACCCTCTCTTGAGACCTCCGGGATTTTAACCCCGGGTTCTGGTCGATTAATCGACTCGATCTCAACAAGTAGTAAAGGAAAACATCAACACAAGTTTTAATCTTGTGAGGTGGGCAACCCGATTGACAAATCGGGGTCTACGGAAACATGGAACAGCGAACCATAGGTTTGTCAACACCTATTTTGGAGTCCGGCGATCTTATCGCCTAGGCCCTTGGTAGAGGTTTAACCTCCAACAGAGTCGGATAGCACACCAGAAGGTTCTTATAACCTCTG